GGAAGCTGGGGGATTCGAACCCCCGGTACGGTTACCCGTACGTCAGTTTAGCAAACTGGTGGTTTCAGCCACTCACCCAAACTTCCTTCTTTTCAGAAGCGTTATCTCTCAAACGCGGTGCAAAGATAAGGGGATAAATTGAATTATGCAAACATTTTGCTCTTTTTTTAGATATATTTTTTTGATGGAAGTAATAAGATGCTGATAGTGAAGTGCTAATGGATGGAATTAATTTTTCTCCCAAAAATCCAAACATTCTTTAGCCACCTTATTGGGCAATGGTATTTTTTGATATATTCAATGCTGTCGGCGGATAATTGAGAAATTTGGGTTAGCTAATAAACTATCTAGTTTATTATAAATGTCATTTTCTTCAGGGTATACGTTGATGATAGGATGAAGTCTGTCTTTGCCTAATAAGTTGTAATGTTCCTCTTCTGCACCTCCTACAACTATAATTCCTTTGCTCATGGCATATAATGCATTTTAATCCCAGGGGATAAGAATAAAGTTGATCTAACATTATATCGCACCCGTCCATAAAATATTCACATTCGTCATACGGGGTGAAAACGGTTTGTTGTTTGATTTCGCATGCAGATGGATGTCTGTAATATAATTTATAGAGGGAGCTATAAAGCCTCAACATCTCCAGTGGAGTCGCGGGGGTGGAAAGCCCACCCTTCTCTACTTCTACCACAGAGGACGTAAGTTGCTGAAAAACAAAAGGATTAGAAATTTTCATTCTAATCCTTTCTTGCTTTTGGAGGTTCCTGGCGGATTTTGTTAAAGCTTGAGCCTCAATTTATATAACATTGCTTTGTTCTACTTTTGTTCGATTGAGATACTTTATTGGCTTTCTATTTAACCAAATTGTCATCCTCTTTTTGAGAAAGAAGAATCTGAATAGTTCTTTCTTTCTCTTCTAAAATTTTTTTTAGATATATATTTTCCTGGTATAAACTCATGGTTTCATTTTCATCTTGCACAGTTTCTTCCTTTTGGGGAGTATCCCACTTTACATCCCTATCAAAAAAGTAATCAATCGGAAGTTGAAAAAAGTCAGCTATTTTTTCTAGATTGCCCGCTCGGACATTGCTTCCTTTAATTATACTATCTAATCCTACAGGAGTTATATCAAGGTAATCATATAAATCCTTTTTCTTTTTTCTCCTTTCAATTAGTAAATCGGTGATTCTTTGACCTTTAAACATATTGTTATTTATATTGATTCTAAATATATAATGTACACATTAAATAGTTTAATGTATTCTTTGTATTATGCAATAAATACCTTAAGTTTGCGATATAAATTTAAAACTAAAAATTAGATTGACAATGGAAAAAGAAGGAAAAATAAAAAAAATGGGGCCTAGGGACCAATTTGGTTTATTATCCAAGGATGACAAAGTTAAGTTTCGCGATGAATATCTTCTGATGACAGGTATGCCTTATCCAACCTTTTATCAGAAATTGCAAAATGATGGTTTTCGCCCATTAGAATTGCGGGCTTTTAATGACATGATTCAATGTTACATTTCAAATCATAATAACTAAAGCATTACAGATAATATCCCAAATCCCTTCTGTCAAACATAGAAGGGATTATATAAATCATTTCCGGCAGTCGAAGCCCTTGGAAGGAATTTTCTTTACGGACTTTATGCAGGATATTGTTGAAAAGAGATTACGGCGAAAGTCGGAGCACTATCCAGCTGTTTATGATGCGATAATAGGTCATATCAACAGATTTTCTCAATTATATGATTGTGACATATACACTAATTCTGTCACAGAAGAGTTTCTTGACGATTTTATCATTTATCTCCAAAATGAGGGTCTAAGACATAATACTATTGTAGGGTATGTACAAAAAATACAATCTATGGTTCGTAAAGCCTCACAATATAATTATGCAGTGGATACCACATACGATGAAATAAATATGCATGAAGAGGAATCACATGCTGTTTTTTTAAGTATGAATGAGATTGCTCGTATATACTATTATAAATTTATCCATCAGGATAAACGTAGGGCGCGTGAACGTATCAGAGATTTGTTTGTAGTGGGATGTCTTACAGCTCTTCGTTATTCTGATTATTCAACTCTGACAAAAGATAATTTTCAGGATGGCTTCATAATAAAGCGCACAAAGAAAACTAATGTGACGGTCAGGGTTCCAATGCATGATTATGTTCGTGAGATTATAGCTAAATATGATGGGGATATTCCTAGTGGACTTTGTATACAGTATTTTAATAAATATTTAAAGGTAATAATGAAGGAGATAGGGCTAACAGATAAGATTACGTATTCCTATACTGTAGGGGGATTTTTAAAAACCGTAACAAAGGAAAAGTGGGAATTGATAAGCAGTCATACGGCAAGAAGGAGTGCAGCTACAAATTTATATATGACAGGGAGAATGAAAACATTGGAGATTATGAAACTTACTGGTCATCGTAGTGAGCAAAACTTTTTTCGGTATATCCGGCTCACTCAGGATGATACAGCAAGGTCGATCAGCGGAGATAATTTTTGGAAAAAATAAGTTTTAAAGATAGAAGAGTACAGTTTAGGTAAGCCGCCTTAATCTGCGAAGACGGAAACGGCGAATTTGGGTAATTGGTCTAATGGTAAGATGGACGATTATGTTTGTAGGATAAAGGTTCGAATCCTTTATTACCCACTATTAGTATAGAATAATCAAAACGATATAGAATGGAAACAATTGAGATGAAAGCATTAAGGATTAAGAATATCCTTAATTCACTAGAAGAAAAAATCGAATCTGGTAATATAACAATCAGAGAAGCTGCTATTGAATTGCACAAAGCTGGCTGGATAAATTATATAGACATTGACACAACTAAGAAGCTGCTTGGTTTGAATTAATCAAAGAAAGATATGAGTGAATTATATATACCGCCTGAGCGATTTGAGAGAGACTTTATTACCGGACGATTTTTAAAGGGTTGTGTTTCTCACAACAAGGGTCGTAAAATGGTTTATCATTCAAAACGCTCCAAGGCCAGAAGTATAAAAAATCTGTCTAAAGGACGTGGGTCTTGGCATAAGACTGGTGCAGGCATGAATAAAAAGAGCGTTGTTTTGATAAAGGATGAGAAATTATGTGGAGTATTCCCTTCGATACAAATGGCTGGTAAGATGATTGGCGTGGCTCCTTCTTTGATCAGTGCTATATGTCGGAAAGTGAGAGGCAAACATACGGCTAATGGATACAGATGTTTTTTTGAAGATAGCAATGATTGGTATAATTTAATTAAACAAGATTATGAATAATGACAGACAGAAGATATTAACTGATTATATTTCTTACTTATACACAACAGGCAGGACTTATGATACTGTCGGGAAATATATCAAGCATGTCACGGATTTTTTAGAGATGACCAAAGAAGTGAACCGCCGTGGTTATTTGAATTACAAGCGTGAAAATGCAGATGTCATGGTGCGTCATTCCATAATGTGTTCAGCTATATGCGATCTATTATCCTTTCTCAACATCGGATATAGAAAAAGGGAAAAGGCGGTAAAACCTTTGGAAAAACTTGATATCATTTCGGATAAGAACAAGAAACAACTTAATGATTTCATTATATGGCTGACCGACAACAATGATTACTCTTCTCATACAGTTTATATATATTACACATCCATGAAGAAGTATTTCGAATACGCCAATGAGGTAAACATGGATAATTGCAGGAGGTTTATAAAAAGTCTTGAAGAAGAAAAATTATCTCCCGCTACCATCCGTTTGCGGATTACAGCAATAGAAAGATTTTCTAGATGGATGAAGAAGCCTATAGAGCTGAATCGTCCCAAAATAAAGCGCAAGCTTGATGTGAACAATGTGCCGACCGAAGAGGAATATAACCGGCTGTTGGAATATCTCAAGAAAAAAAATAATAAGGATTACTATTTCTTTGTTAAGGTTTTGGGTACAACGGGTGCCCGTCTGTCAGAATTCCAGCAGTTCACGTGGGAAGACATCATATCCGGGGAAGTGACATTAAAAGGAAAGGGTAACAAGTACAGACGTTTTTTCTTCCAAAAGCAATTGCAGCAGGAAGCGAAGGCTTATGCTAAGGAACATGGTAAGACCGGGCTTTTTGCGGTAGGGAGATTCGGACCGTTGACCCAGAGAGGCTTTTCCCAGCACTTGAAAGCATGGGGGAAACATTGCGGCATTGATTCAAATAAGATGCACGCACACGCCTTTCGCCATTTTTTCGCTAAGATGTTCCTGAAAAAAAACAAAGATGTAATTCAACTCGCTGACCTTTTAGGACATGGGAGTGTAGACACAACTAGAATTTATTTACAGAAAAGTTATGACGAACAAAAAAAAGATTTTAATCGAAACGTTACATGGTAGTGTAGCGCAGCTCAATGAACTGTCATCCATGACCGAAGGGATAGACGTCTATGATGAGACCGGACATGTTGATACAAAATTTCTCATGGAAGCGCTATCCTGTGTCAATACCTTCGTGAATGCGAGCAATACGGTTGTTCAAAAAATATCTTCACTGTTAGCACCTGACGCTCCGGTTGGGGAAAAGAAGAAACAGGCTGACGAAGGCAAAAAATGGAATGTGGAAGAAATACTGAAACATTGTACTTTTGAGAACAATATCCTCAAACTTCCTCAAGTTCAATTCAGTAAAAAATCTTATGCCGAAGCAAAAAAGTGGATAGAAGAAGCTGGCGGCTCATGGCAAGGTGGGAAGATACAGGGGTTCACATTCCCGTTTAATCCGGAACGTGTGTTTTCCATGCTGAAAGAGGGTAAACGGTGCAACCTACAGCAGGATTACCAGTTTTTTGAAACTCCGGCCGATGTTGCCGACTGGCTGGTTATGCTTGCCGGAGGGATATATGAGGATGATACGGTACTGGAGCCGAGTGCCGGCCGCGGTGCTCTCATTAAAGCCATTCATAGGGCTTGTCCTTCTGTAATGGTTGAATGTTATGAGCTGATGCCGGAAAACAGAGAATTTCTTCATACCCTTAACAACGTAATATTGCTTGATGAAGACTTTACCAAAGACAGTGTAGGTAGTTACACTAAGATTATTGCAAATCCTCCGTTTTCCGGTAATCAGGATATAGAGCATGTCAGGCTTATGTATGATCGATTGGAAGAAGGCGGCACGCTTGCAGCAATAACCAGTCAACACTGGAAATTCGCTTCGGAAAAGAAATGTATTGATTTCCGCAACTGGCTGAAAGAAGTACATGGAGAAGTGTTTGAAATCAGCGCAGGCGAGTTTAAAGAGAGTGGCACTTCTATTAGTACAATGGCGGTAGTTATAAAAAAATAATTCAAAATAAGAAAGAAATGAACGATATACTATTCAAAAAAATAAAAAGAGCAAACAGTAAATATGCTGAATACTTATTGGCTTGCGATAAAGTAGCTAAAGCAGCCCAAAAGCATATAAATTGGAACGATAGCGTAGGTTGTGCCTATATGCCGGGTGACGGTCTTTGCATAGAGATTGAAGCCCATGTTTGCCCAGCTACAAGATTTTTTGAGCTACCTGAGATTATCGGTAATGATATGATTGATGAATACACATATCGAATCAGTTGCATTTAATTTAAAAGTAGTATAGAAATGAGTGAAACAAAAATAATATTAGATGCCTGTTGTGGCAGTAGGATGTTTTGGTTTGACAAAAAAAACCCTTTGGCTTTGTTTGCTGACATTAGGGACGAAGAATACATTCTTTGTGATGGGCGGAATCTGAAAGTCCACCCAGACATCGTATCGGACTTTACCGATATGCCGTTTTTGGATAAATCCTTTAAACTGGTAGTGTTTGATCCACCCCATTTGCTAAAGGTTGGTAAAAATAGTTGGTTAGCCAAGAAGTATGGTAAACTTCCTGAAGATTGGCCAAGGGTGATAAAAAAGGGAATTGATGAATGCTTTCGTGTTCTGGATGACTACGGAGTTCTGATTTTCAAATGGAATGAGGATCAGATAACAGTTAGGGAAGTATTGAGTGCCATCAATCGGCAACCACTCTTCGGCCATACTACTGGAAGACATGGAAAGACTATGTGGATGTGTTTTATGAAACTGCCAATTAACTAATAACAGGAACAATAAGGAACAAAACATTAATATGTTGAAACTAAATGACATAGAATTTTACAACACTCCTTCTGGAGGTGTTATGGTATCTGTTGAAGGGCAGGAGGCTTTTATTTTATTGCCTACCCACTATGACTTGATATCCATTTTGCATGATTATATTATGCAAAACTATCATGGAGCCTATCTGGCATTATCTTCCCTATATAAAGGGAGTGCTCAGAATCCTTCTTACTATCGTTATCGGATTGTGAGTCGTTTTGCCCGATGTAATTTTGGAGAATACGAAACCAATGTGGTTGATATAAGTAAACACACGTTCCATTTTGAGCAGGTTCATTGCCCGTTACGTGGCGCTGGTGATTGTCAATTGGAAAATGTTGTCTGTAATCCTCAGTATACTTTGCCTTTGACAAAACAGCAGATTAATATCTTCCGTATGTATGCGGATGGACTTAATACCGAACAGATTGCCAAAAAGCTTTCTCTTTCGACTAATACGATTGACCGTCACCGTTCTGATATACAATCTAAGCTTGATCTTCATTCCATTACGGAGATGATACTATTCTGGATTAACAATAATTTAAAATAACAACTATGTATTATTCAAACACTTTTGAAGCTGCAATGATTATATGTGGCTATCACCTTTATCGCCTTTTTTACACAGACCGTGCGCGTTATATACGTAAGGCTGAAGGATTTATTCGTATCCGTAGCAAACGTGTGATTGATGGTAAGATCAAGCGTGTCAAACGTCAGATCCGTGTGCGTTGGGATGCTGCCGGTATCTGTTTTCGTGCCAGTGATAACCAGCGTCTTCCGCAGTATGACCTGCCTCTCAAGTCTGTTCAGAATAAAGGATACGATATAAAATCAGGTCAGTTATGTATGTAGATGTAGATCATTCAGGGCTTTTTTCCATAATGGAACTTACCCCTAACGAATTGTACGTTATCAGCGAGGCAATTGTGTGTTATTCTCGGATACAGGATATATCTGCTGATAGTCAGAAATATCCCGTAGGATAGCAACAGCAATCAGCCGGGAATATGATACAGGCAAGACAACACGTCCTGTTGAAAAAAACAGTAAATAAATTATCAAAGTATTATGATTTTATCCGATAAATCTCAAGGGGTGGACTTCTCTTCGTTTCGTCTGCCGGATAATTATGGAGAATGGATACTTGATACCATCCATGCCATGGGGTTGAAAGAATATACCGAATACGAAGGTAAGGTGTTTTCCGCACTTGACGGTTTACGTGAAGGAAGATGCTTTGATGTCACCCTAGTCCAGGAAGATATGCGTGAAATATTCATCAGGATATGTTGCTTGTATATCCATGATCATCCGCAGGTAGTTTTTAATGATACATATACCCGAATTTATAAACAAGAAAAATATGAACCAGGGAAGTTGGACCAACGCAGAAAAAAGATTTGTCCGCGATAACGCTGGAAAGCTGACTGTAGAGGAAATGGCCTGTCGCATAGGCCGTACTTCTAGCGCAGTCAAAATGTTTCTGATCAGAAACCGGATAGCGGTAGGAACTCAGATTAAGCGGAACATCTTACAGGAAATTTTGAAAATCAAGTTCGTGCACCCGGAGTACTTTAAGCCTACCCGTGCCTTTTATAAGGCGGTAGGTATGTCGCAAATACACTTTTGGGATTTATATTATGGCCGTGTACAAATTACAGAGCCGGAATATGTAGCAATAACCACGCACCTAGAAATTACCCTACAGGAAGCATTCGAGGCGCGGCAATTAAACCTCTTTGAAGGAGAAATAACAGATGAGCAAAATAAGTCAGAATAGCATAGATAAAGTCAAAGCAGCAGTTGATATCGTAGATGTGATATCCTCATTTGTCAGACTGGAGAAAAAAGGACCGGGGTATGTCGGAGTATGTCCGTTTCATAACGATCGTCATCCGTCCATGCGCGTTACTCCATCCCGTCAGATATACAAATGTTTTGTATGCGGAGCAGGAGGGGATGTGTTTGATTTCTTGATAAGACATGAAAATATGTCATTTACAGAAGCTGTATTATGGTGCGCCCGGCGTGCGGGTATACAGGTAGAAGAAACCGAAGTGACCAAAGAGGAGTTGGAAGTACGGAAACATCGTGAAACATTATATATAACAATGGATGCCGCCACCAATTTTTTTCAGTCCCAGCTTCCTTCGGCCGGAGCCTATTTGAAAGAGCGCGGCTACTCTTTGGATAATGGAATTTTGAAAACGTTCCGTATCGGATACGCGCCACAGGGTAACAAGGCTTATTCCCATCTCACTTCATCCGGATATATGACACAAAATCTTGTTGAGGTTAATGTAGTGGCTAAAGGGGATTATGATTATTACGATGTATTCCGTGACCGTATAGTTTTTCCATTTCTAGACATGCAGGGTAGACCGGTGGCATATAGTGGCCGCATAGTAACTCCCAACAAGAAAGTAGGGAAATATGTCAATACTACCGACACACCGCTATTTAATAAAGGGAAACACCTTTTCGGACTGTATCAGGCTTATCGTTTCATCAGCCAGGTGGGCTATGTGTATCTGGTGGAAGGGCAGTTCGATGTCATGAGCCTGTACGCAGCAGGTGTGAAAAACGTTGTTGCCGGTTCGGGAACGGCTCTGACAGATGATCAGGTGAAATTGATTTCCCGTTATAGCAACAAAGTCGTACTGGTATACGATGATGATGAAGCGGGTATCAAGGCATCCATGAAAAATTGTGAGACAATGCTTCGTGCAGGGCTTAACATTAATTGTGTACGTCTTCCTCAGGGTAAAGATCCGGACGATCTGGCCAGGGAGAAAAAAGAGCAGACTTTGGCATGGCTGAATAATAATACGGCCAGCTTTGTAACTTATTTCTGTAACATATTTCTTCCGGAGAAAATAGAGGACCCAGTAGAGAAAGAAGAAAGATTGGCATCTGTCTGTCGGTTAGTGGCATGTGTGGAATCAGAAACTCTCCGTCTGGATTATACCAGGAACCTGGCACGTCGGTTCTCACAAGAACCGGATGTAGTAGACCGTAAGATTCGTCAGATGCGTTCCAATATGCCGGAAACTCCAACAGTTGAGACACTAAAACCGGGTGTATATGGTCTTGATGTACTCCCGGCTTTAGTGACGGAGCGTACCAGCATTCATGTATCAGCATCTTTTGATGAATTCTTGGAAAATTATGAGACGGTGCCTCAGATATACTTTCATGAAAGTCTGTCTATGGAAGATATTCAGAAGGTACGCCGTGATTGCCAGTTACTGGATGTGTCCGCTGATGCTCTTGTAATTTCTGCTACAGGGGAGGAGAGTACCACTATGGCAGCTTTGGCCGACTGCTACAGAAACGGAGTCACCAACATTTCCGTACTTGTTCCGGGAAGCGATATCGCGTCTATCAACAAGAAAAAACAGTCAGACGATTATATTGAGGAGGAACAGCCGGATGAGGAATGGATATTCATCAATGCCTATGTCTTTAAGTATAACCAGTTCCTTAATCGCTATAAGCCGGTAGACCGTACACCTTACCTTCAGCGTTGTGCCGATTTGATAGCCTGCACAGAAGAATCCGTTCGTATTGTCAACTTCAGTAAGTTTACAACATGGATGGAGCTAACCAAGACTGATCTAAATACATTGCTGAAACCGTACTTGGCAAAGCGAAAATCAAGGGTTGCTATCAACGCACAGCGTGATGATCAGGAAGAAGGGTTCTATGATCCCGATATCATTCCTGATTATGTCGAATCGAATCCCGTATATCAAAAGATGCTGGATGATTACCAGTTCTATCCCCGTCTGAACCGTAACGGGGAACCTGTGGCTTATATCTTTACGAATAATAAGCAGGGAGGTACTTTGGTGGGAGATTTTTTTATGGAACCGCTAATTCATATTGTCAGTGACAAGGATGAGGACAATAAACGTATAGTGCGTATCAATCGCCGATATTATAAGAAACCTATTTATCTAGAAGCACCTTCCAAATGTTTTCTTAAAAAATCAACCATTGAGGAAAGACTGATCATGCTGGAAGCTGTCAACTTCAGTAATGGAGAAGAAAAGCATTGGACAAAGATCCGCGAATGGATGTCCCGTAATTTTGTGTCCTGTAAAGAAGTCCGTACTTATGGGAACCAGCAGCCCGACGGATTCAGCCGGGACCAGTCCACTATGTTCTTTGCGTTTGCCAATGGTATATACCATGAGCAGGACGGACAGTATCGTTTTGATCCTGTCAACGAACTGGGTGTGGCAACTCATAACAACGAAAACTGGTATCTGCCGGCTTTCTCCCAATTATATATGAATTCGGACATGAAAGAGAAATATGAAGTAATCAGTAACCTGCTTTATAAGGATATACCTGTTGAGAAACAGTGCACGTTCCAACGATGGGCGGATCTGATGAACCGGGTGTATCAGCTTAATGATAATGGGAAATGGGCTATCATGTTTGCTTTGATGTGCCCGTTCCGAAGTAATATCCATTGCATAGACCGTTTGTTTACAGCTCCATTTTTCATGGGGCCTATGTCTTCCGGAAAGACACAGATTGCAGTCAGCATCCGGTCGCTGTTCATGAATCCGAAAGTTCCATTGACCAATCTTCCTTCTACTACTTACGCAGGTCTGTCTTCCATGCTGGCCATGTTTCGTGACGTTCCTGTTGTTTTAGACGAGTATAACAACAAGGAAATAGAGGATAAGGTGTTTCAGTTTTTGAAAACCGCCGTATATGACGGTGATGGAAGACAGAAGCGGAAAGGAACTACGGGAAAGGAAATAGAGGTTGAGAAGATATATGCTCCCATTATTATTTGCGGCCAGGAAACACCGCAGCGGGATGATAACTCGTTGATGTCCCGTATCATTGTGTGCGAGGTGCCAAAACCTGCCAAGGAACGTACTCAGGAAGAGGTGAACTTGTTCAATGAATTGAAAGATATAGAGGAACGTGGTTTGTGCAATGTGCTGCTGGAGATACTGAAGCTTCGTCCGTTGGTAATGGACAATATCCGCAGACTTAAAACTGAATGTTACAAGGAGCTGAAATCGCAGATGCTGGCTCATGGTGAGATAGACCGTCTGATGAAAACAGCCTCTCTGTTTCTTGCCATGTGCCGTTTGGTGGAAGAATATACGGATCTGAAACTGCCTTTTACATACAAGGATTTTTTCAAAATAGCTTGCGACAAAATTCAGTTCCAGGTGGATCTGATTTCACGTACAGACAAGCTGGCTACATTCTTCAAGGCCATGGATGTTATGATAGATACCAAGGCATTGGTTCCGGGCCGTGACTTTGATTTCGATTATCCTCCTAAGCTTACTCTGATCGGACCGGGGAAATCATCTGTTTCTTATCCTGTGCCTGACGGAACGTGTGTCATGTATATCCGACTATCTGTGATTTATGCCCAGTATGACCGCAGTTCCTTTAACCGGGAACAGTCTAGTCAGTCTACCATTGAGCAGAATCTTCGTTCCAATGCCTGTTATATAGGTCCTATAGCAGCTCATCGTTTCAATTGGAAGGAAACGGAAGAAGTACCCCGTGGAGAGCTGGAGAATGAAGGCAAGGATATTCCGGAAGAATATATAGCCCAAGGCAGCGATACCATGATGGTGCGCCGTGTCAAATCTCTGAATAAGAATACAAGCTGTATCGCATTGAATTACGACATACTGGCTTCTATGTATGGTCTTGATTTGAAACGCAACGAAACACCAAGAGAAAAAAATATGCAGGATCCCGAAGTGGAACGCCTGCCATTTTAATAACCAATAAAAAATAAAATTATGACTACAAGTATTATTGCAAGAGTGAATGATGTGGATATTTTATTATTTAAGGGAGAAAAAGAACTGATCCCTATAAAACCTATTTGTATGGCATTAGGAATAGATTTCGCATCTCAATTTCAAAAAATAGTAATACACCCTATATTACGTAATGTAGTCTATAAAGAGTATATGGTAGGTGCTGATAATAAAAAACGTAAAATGATATGTATGCCTTTAGATCATATACTAATTTGGTTGTTATCTATTTGTTATAAAAATGTCAATAAAGATGCTATAAAACCATTATTAACGACACAGATGAATCTCTATTATATATTATACAAGAGAATACAAATGTCAAACAGTTTGAAGGTTAATATAGAAAGAGAAGCAGAATTATTAAAGGAGATTGAATTGTTATACAAAGAACGAAGAAAAGTGGATGCTCAAATTAAAGTACTGGAAGAAAATTTTATCAAAATGAACATGAAAACTGAAAATTATGAGTAAATATCAAATAACTATTGAAGGCAATCTCTATGAGAGTGCTTATTGATCTTAATATCACCTTTAAATTACGTTGCGAATCGCAACGTAATTTAGAAAGACGTCTAAATTAATATCTAATTGACAGTCTTATTTTTAGATTAAAAAACAAATGCCTATTTTTGCACAAAACATTTGTAGCAAACAAACTGTTTTTAGATATAAACATCATTAATCATGGGAAGCATAATAGAAAATAAGAAAGGTAAGGCTTCTGTAAATCGTCATCATCGGATAAAGTCCAAAGGTGACAGACTGGGATGGACGTTGAGAAGTGAAGTCAAACATCGCCCTTTGCGTGAGATTATCGGAGAGGGGAAAATAGTCAGTGATTCATGCTGCTTTATTTCAGCAACCACAAAAATGATTATGTAAATGTTAGATAAAATTCATCCATTCCGATTTATATTTATACAGAAAGCGTCTCCGAAAGAAAGGGACGCTTTTGATTTTTCATTGATATACAAGTTTTACACTGACAGAACAGAGTATTACCAGAGGCTAAAATATATAATAAGAGTGGAAGCCTATGAGGATGTCTTCGCAATCAAATTCTATGCTGCAAGGGACAGGAAACTGGATAATAAATACAATAGAATATTGAAAGCGCACGACTATAAAGGCGCATTAAGAGTATTTGTGACATGTGCATCAATAATTCCCTCCATCATAAAAGAATATCCACAAGCATCCTTTGCTGTAAATGGGGCAGAAAGTATGGATTTTGAGAGTGATAAAGTCGAAAAGAAGGCAAATAACCAAAGGTTTAGAATATATAGAACGATGGCATTAAATCTATTCGGTAGAGAAACATTTGAACACATTGAATATAGTAATGTAAGTTCTTATCTGCTTGTTAACAAGAATCATTGTGATTCTATAGAGGATAAGACACAAAGGATAAAAGATTTATTTTTATCGAAGTTTGATCTTGAATTATAATCTATAATTTGAAATTTTCCCAAAAACACTTGCATAGACTGATTTTAATATTTAGATTTGCAGTGCCAAATAATCACGGAAAATTCGTGCCGCGAGCTTCGGTTAATGCTCAAAGAAATACAATGGGCTTTTTTTATGCCCATACATAATCATTTTGCTGACCCCAAAATGATATATAGGAGATTGTAGAAGTCACAACTTATTGTGAAAAAACTACGGCTGCTTTTCCCATTACAATTTTAGCTCTCGGGCGAAAATCTGTGATTGTTTGGCGACACGGGAAATGGCAGCCGTTCTTTTTCTGCCTAGTAAACGCCAAATAATCACAGTTATGAAACAAACAGTTTCTATTTCTGCTCCCGACATAAATGTCGCTAGCAAATCTTCAGCTATTCAATTGTGGCTGGACTCAGAGAACGCACTGTTCTCAATGGTCATGGAATCTTCCATAAACAATCTTCAAGTGTTATTGATGGGCCACGCCTGTCTTTCATTTTCTGCGCTGATATGTGCCTCATGTGTGTCCGTGGTTCCTGCATTGCTCTGCCTTCCATGGTTTGCCACTTCGTTGTTTTTATGCAGGAAAGGAGGTCTGCGATGAAGACTGACATATTAAAACTGGCTGAAGAAACATCCGGTATGCCTGAAGATAATTTCTTTACCATCGAAGGTGTCAAACTCACCGATGAAGCGGTGGATCTCCTCTATGATTTGCAGGACGATGAAAACAGCAACATAGAAAACCTTCTCAATGGTATATATGAAGTTGAGGAAATTGTTCTCAATCCTGAAGCTGGCGCTTCCTATGGTGAACGTCTGGTCATGATGCAGACTCTCCGAGATATCCGCCATTTGCTGGATCTGCTTAAAGTCCGTTCCGCACCCGGTCATTGATTGCATTCGCATGGCTTCAGACATGCGGCAGATCATTTATCTTAATACAATAGGGAATATGGTAAAAAATAATAATACCGTATTCCCTGTTCTTTTATAATAAAAATCCCCCAGACCCCCTTATTTTAAAGAAAACATAAACACACGCATTTTTGCACGTAGAATTTTGCAAAAAACACGACCAACAGACCAACAGACCAACATTTCAAAAATATAAAAATAGCCTTTAAAATGTAACTATCTCATTTATAATATAATATATATAATTTATAAAGTAATAATATATATATAATATGTGTTGGTCTGTTGGTCGTTGTTGGTCGTAGTTGTTTTTTGTTGGTCGGGCTGTTGGTCTTCCGTTTTTAGGCATTTGTCAATAATTCAGTAAAAATGAGGATAAACTATACCTTGTGTTGGTCGTGTTGGTCGCTGACCAACAATATAAATATATAAGGTATAGTTTGTTTATTGGCTGAAAATCACTAACTTTGCTTTATACTAATAGCCAATTGTTGGTCTGTTGGTCTGTTGGTCGCAAAAATAAGAACTTTCAACTAAAAAAAATAAAAGTATGATCACTACCACAATTAACATCACTCCCTATTTGGCGGAATATTTGCGCGGAAAATATGCCTCAGGTTCAAATGACCCGATAAATATTCCCGACAATTCAGATCTGTATCATGTGATATGGAATTATATGTCCCGTCGTCCCAGTAATATGCCGCATACGGATGGCAATATTGTATTGGCCTTGCCTAACCGGCGCGAGGGAAAGAATCCCGAAGTGTACAACTATCTGTCCGCGCGTGCGGTGACGTATATAGAACTTGCCATCCGTCGTGAGTTCAACGAGGAGCTGCACGCCACCCTGTTGGATAATGACCAGCGCGGACACCTGTTTGACAACAATGCCGTTGTCTATCAGTTTCTGTGTACTTATGGCATCGAATCCGTATCTGAAGAAGCACTGTTGAAGAACTATTATCGGTGGCGTGAGAACTTACGTAAACGGAAAGCCCGGCGCGAAAGAAAGAAGGATATGATACAGGTTATCTAACATGGTTAAATAATATTAAATCAACAACCGACTAAGTGTATCGTTTTGTCCGTTTTGACGGTAAAACTGTCCGCTATATGGAGGTAAATGGCGAACTCGTTAATTATCAAAATGTTATGAATCAGCGAAATAAAGAATTCTCTATTGTCGTTACTTTTGTCCCCTTAGGTGGTATGAATCAGGAACAATATGTTTTTCTGGCCGAGGAGTTTTCATTTGAGCCCGTGGCTTCGGACAATGCTTCGGGAACTAGTTTCAATTGTGACAAGGAACTTGTCATATCACGTCCTGATAGCAGTATATTGAGGGAGTTTTCCATCTTCCGTTCCGGCATATTGTATTTTCGTGATACTTCCGGTAACAGCTATGGGGTTGGAGATGCTGACATTCCTGCCAGAGTGTGCCTGTCTCCCCAGCTTAATTCGGCACGGCTTACAATGAAGTGCACCATGCTGAAACCGCCCGTCTTATAGTCTTTTTTATATATATAAGGTATGGATATTTTTGTAAAAACAAAAAAATAGAATGACACAGTCACAGAAATATCTTCAGCAGCTTCTCTTATCCCGACAAGGATTGCTCATTACGGCAGAGGGTTACGCCTCTGTCGTAGCTGAAGCATTCCCTAATGTTCACGATTCCGATTCAGCGGAAAAGGGACATGCTGATATGCTGTATACCGAGGTGATTTCCGGTGCCTTGGATTTATGCTCCTCTCAGGTCCGCATGGCTTTTCCTGACAAGGATATCAGCATTGTTTCCGATTATGCTTCTGAAGAACTTCCCGATAACAGTATTGCTTACTATCCCGTGTTCGGTGTAATCACATCAAACAGTTGGTGGCGTTTTTCCAGCAAACAGTTTGAGAAGGATCTGCTGGCATCCGAATCCAATCCTGCGATCATTGCACATTTTGTTCATATAGACAGTCCGGGAGGCGAGGCATTTTACATGGACCGCCTCTCCGAGACTATGAGAGACTTGAGTAAGCCGGTGGTTGTTTTGGCCGAGCGCGTATGTGCGTCTGCCGGTTATCTCATCGCCTGTCATGGCACTAGAATTTTTGCCGCTACTGGTTATGACAAGATAGGATCTATCGGGACAATGGCCGAGGTCTGGGACTATTCCGAATATTTTAAAAAAATGGGTATAGAGGTGCATACGTATCATGCTTCCGCATCGGATCTTAAGACCAAGCTTATGGATGACGCGGCTTCCGGTAAGGGTGATGAGTATGTGAAACGTATGCTGAATCCTCTTAATGATATGTTCTTGTCCGAAGTTCGTTCCACCCGTCCGGCACTTAAGGATGCTCCTGATGATGAGCCTGCTCTTCGCGGGGATATTTACCTTACGGACGAAGCGATCGGAAAAGGTTTGATAGATGCAAGGGCCACTCTGACAGAAGCCATATTGGAAGCATCCCGTCTGGGGCGTGAGTATGCCGACATTCAGCGGGCCAAAAGCCAGTTATTAAGTATAATTTAATTAGTATCACAATGAAATTTAAAGAAAACGTACAGAAAATTCTTCAGAAGCTTGGTTTCGCTGGCTCCGAGGAATCCCTGAAGGCTCTTACGCCGGATGAATGGAAACAGTTTTTTGCCTCCTATCATGAGGAGTTCGGAACGGATTTTCATACCGATATGCAGGCCTACCAGGATGAACAGCGTGCCGTTCCCGACCAGGCACAGATCAATGAGGCATTCAGCGTATTGTCAGGATTGATCAACCCGAAACAAAATGTGGAAGGCGCTGCCGCGCATGGAGTACAGGATACGAAAACAGAGCAGCCTACCGCACAGCAGGTACTTGATATGGCGAAAGCTGTATCCGCTACCTTTATGGCTATGGGTAATCATGCGGCTGATGATGTCCCTATGACTACGGTTGCCGGTTCGGTTGTAGGATTTACAGGTTCCGGAGACCGTGAGAAATTCCTTTTCGGAATTGAGCACGAATTCTTTTCAATGGATAAACCATGGAACCGGTTCACAGCCAATCCTACGTCAGACCAGCGTCTGGGAGATAAGAAGATAGCCGCGTCTTTCGGTGCTGAAGTGGAAGCCTATTCTTCTTCATTGGCTGAGCGTTACAGCTATTTGCAATCGCATAACCAGCTAAACCCGGAAAAATTGGCGGCGGGTGAGTTTGCCACCGATTATTCCCAGGTTACGGGAATGAAGGGCGGAGACCAGTATCTTATCCGTCGTCAGGATGCCATTATAGCCCGTGTGCTTTCCATCCGCCAGCTTACCCAGTATTTCCCTGTTCGTTACGGTATTCAGGACCGTGATGTCATTTTCAACGCTTTCTTTGGTGAAGTGTCACAAGCATACCAGGTAGGCGAGGTTTATAAAGGTGATATGGAGATTGAACCGGAGATGGGATATGTGGACGATGCCATGATCAAGATGAAGTTCGGTCCTATGAAGGAACTGGAACGCATGTATATAGGCTACCTTAACCGTGAAGGCTCGGATCCGATCAAATGGTCTATGATTGAATATGCCATTATGGGATCTCTTGAAAACGCGCAGCGTGAACAGAATATGCGCCGTATGAGAGGTTTGTATGTGAAGCCTGAGACGGGTGTAGCCGGTTCCTATCTTAATGCCGGTACCGGAGTGCTCTATACTCTTATCCGTCTGCACCACGAACATAAACTGTTGTTGACAGACAATGTTGCATACCGTACTTATGACGATGCCAACATGCTGGAAACCGTACAGGAATTCTACAAAGAAATTTTGGCCAAAGTATCTGAGGATATGAGCCTTGACCAGCATGTAATGTATCTGAACGAAAACCACAAGCAATGGTGGATTCAGAATGTCCGTGAAGCTTATGGCCAACAGCAGGACTTTACAGGACCGAACAGTTACCTTAATATCATACCGGACAGTTCTACCAATATGCGTATTATTTGGCTGCCTTATTTAGGTCAGCTGCCGTTCATGATGATGCAGGTTCCCGGTAATATCCAGTTCCTTGAGAATCTTCCTGGTGAAATGCTTGCCATGCAAACAGAAATGCAAATGGAGATGGTTCGTGGATGGTCTACCTGGAAAGAAGGATGTTCGCCCGCATTTGTCGGCCGTAATTTCTCTTCTGCCGATAAACTGAAGGAAAATGACTATTTGTGGCAGCAGATCTTCCTGAATAAACCTTCTGTAACCTTGGATGCGGATGCCACAACAGCTGACGCATCGAAAGGATTCTGGTTTATTTCTGGAACCAATACCGGTGAAAAGAAACTGACAGCGATCAACAAAGCCAAAAAAGGCGTGGCTTACATTGTAGAGTGTGGAAACAAAACCAATGTGACCGGAATTGACAAGGCGGGTTCTTTTGACAGTATTTCCGAAGCATGGACTCCGACAGCTGTAGGAGATTATATCATGGTCATGCTGAACAGTCAGAACAAATTCATAGAGTTGGAACGCTGCATTGGTGGCGTTCGCAAAGTCAATAAGACAGCGCAGCCCAATGTACCTGGAGCTAGATAATTTTTTTGGTTGGTTATTAAAAAGGTTTTTAAATCGGGGGCGGGTGTGGTAGCCCGCCCTTTTTATTAAACAGAAAATTTATGAGAACAAGAATTAATTCCCGCATATTTTTATTTCAACTAGCGGTGCTGGTTGTAGTGCTCTCCTTGAGCTTTGTTTTTGATTCCTCTGCCGATACTGCCGTCGGGCTGTCAATGGCTGTCACCGGAATGATGAATATTGGTGATATTGAGGATGTGTCCGACCGTCAGACCCATGGATCGAACATTGCATATCAGATTTATCTGATCAGTATTGACCAGGTGGATAATTCTCAGTTGTTTCCGGCTCCCAATGCCAACAGGGAAGTAGGGCAGGTTCCGATGAAGAACGGTGAGTATATGAAGTACTTTGTATGTCATACCATCCCCACTTTTGTAGGCAATGGTGAGAAAGGGGATATTACCACTTCCGGAACCAATCAGTTTGTGGCGGTTATGGGTGGACAGCGGGACAAACTGCTTTCTTTCACGGAAGAATATGCGGGTGGCAAGTTTATCATTCTCTTCAAAGAAATTGAAGAAAGCCAGTGGTATATCATCGGTTCTTATGACCGCCCGATGATTCTTCAAACGTTTGAAAACAAGCATGACGCAGACGGACGTTATGTGACGTTTACATTTCAACGTACTTCCATTTCACAGTATTACAAATATACAGGTGCTATTGTACGCCAGCCTGCCAAATCCAATCCGGTGGATGCCACTAATCTTACCGTTACGCCGGGACAGGACTTGTATTCCATTCCTGATTGTACTTCCTCACCTAAGGCTATTGCTACAGTTTCCGGTCTGGCGGCTAATGATAAGGGACGCTATATAACTCTGATAGGTGAGGGTGTGGAGCATCCGGCTACAGTTGCTGAAAATGAAGTGTTTATTCTTGAGGATGGAGCCACATGGACCGCCCGTGCTGGAAGCCGTATTACTTTCCGCGTAATTGATACTGACACTTTGGTTGAGATTGCCGGATCCCGTATTCAAACTGTTGTCTGATTTTTATAATTAATCCGGTGCGGATATATATGTTTGTTTTACAATGTATTATCATGCACCGGTTAAACTGATAAGTTATGTATTCATTCAAAGAAAAGAAGCTTCATTATAACCGTCTTCAGAACCAGTCCGCCGCTTTGGCCGATCTGAAGCTTTTACGGAGTATTAATCCTGATGCGCCTGTGTTGCCTGCATGGGAGCGATCACCTGAACGTTTTGCAAACAAGATTCTTTATCTTCTGCTTGATTATGCAACGGCAGAACAGATCAGAAAGAACCGGCGCAATCCTGTCAGCTCGGTAAAGGAGAAATTGGAAGAGACAGTACACGAGTTGCAGGAGAAATCGGTCGAATTGAAAGAAACGAAAGATACGGTTCAGGAATTGCAGGAAAGAGTAGAGGAGTCGGAATTTCGTGCGGAAAAGGCGGAAACATCTTTGGACTTTGAGAAAAAAAAAGAGGTTTAAGGAAAGTACAGAAGCATGAAGAATATCCCGCTATTGACTGGGATAATCTTGATGATGAGAATGTACAGACTGCCACCCTTATCTATAATGACCGTGTTGTAAGCTGGAAACGGATGAAACAGATAGACGAACGTATGGATGCTGACAATATTACCAAGGATGATATATTTTCCCTTGTCCATCTTCGCATCCGTAATTTGCAGGCTTTCTCAGAACTTAGAGCCTATAATGATACCGGTTCTTTCCGTTTCCTTCATCCTCTTATAGCAGGGCGCAGTGAACGTGCCTTGCTGGCTTCCCTTCTTGAAAAGGATCCTCAGGAATTTCTCCGCAAACACCGCAATGTGCTTGACAGTATACGGCGTTATGAAGCGTATTTGAAAAATCCTGAACGTGAATCCCGCCGGAAACAGGACAGGAATTTGTTACGCAAGTATCGTGATCGTGAAACTTTGTTTAGAGATATACTCAATGAAAAGACTAAAGGTTGATTTTATGGCTGTTTCCCTGTTTCTTACCATGATAGGGATGATAGCCGGTATTTCAGTATTAATATGCTGTTTGCTATGACTGGTAATAAGGATATTGTAATTGTCAGCGATGATTATCTGCCACGGGTACGTACCTATGCCATTATGGGGTATAGCCGTGAGCGCGTGTGCCGCCTGTTGGAGTTGCCGCGGAAAATGCAGATGGCATTGGCTGTCCGGCTGTCGTTGCCGGGAGATGTGTTCTATGAAACCTATGAGTCGGGACTGGCTCAAGGAGAGAAGAATATTGATATGGAACTGGCGAAGAAAGCGGAAAACGGGGATATTGATGCCATTGAGCTTCTTGAAGAGAGAAAGAATGAACGTTATTTTAAGGATTTGCGTAAAGAACTATTTGGAATATGACCGTACTTGAGCGTCTTGATAAGATACATCCCGATATGATTTCAGGATTTCTCACTACCGGAAAGTGTAATGGCATTCCGGAAGATGTGCAGAAATTTTTGAAACAAATACAATGGGCGGCAGAAATATATGAATATGAGCCGAATATAACCCGTGCTTCCAAGAAATTGCGTCTGCGCATTAATGCGGAGCAGAAGTTGGCTTTGGATGAACGTACCTGCAAGGAACGTATCTATCAAGCCATTAATTACTTTAATGTCGATAACAATGTCAGCGAGAAGGTATGGGAGAATCACTATGCGGACAAGCTGGAATCCATGGCGCAGTTATGTGCGGCCAAGGGGGATATGAAAACGATGGCTGCATGTATCGAAAGAGCCAGCGAGCATCGGATTCGTGCCGCCCAGATAGCAGAGGCTGCTACCAATCTTGGTATTACTTTCATTATTGATCCTAACCTTCGTCCGGAAGATATGGGATTGGAAAGCAAATCACTGAAAGAGATAGCGCGTAAGCATAACGAAGGGTTTTATATCCAACTTATCGACGGCCTTCCTATTGATAAGAGGGAAAAGAAACGCTTGTTGCGGGATGCCGATATTCAGGATGTAGAGGAACTATTAAACGAAGAGTAATCATGAGTCAGAACGATATATCCAATGATGAATTTTCAATGGAGATGGAACGTATCTACATGAATTCCATGCAGGTAATGGTCAATCTTCTTGACCCTAACAAAGTGGTGGTGGAAGCTGCACGTGCGTCAGGTAAGACGAGTGAGGTTACAGTAAACCGCATTGTTCGTGTGGCAGACAGTATGCCGGCCGAGTTGTCATTTTTAGCGCATCGTACCTATGTTGCGTTGCTTACCAATATATGGCCTAATATTCAGGCTGCTTTTTCCAGGCAGATTACGGTTAACGGTCGTCCCCGTTGTATGCTGGAATATGGCATTGACTATATTGCGGGAGAGTCGAAGATTCCAGAGCATTTCCGGAAGCCGCGTTATCCAATTTCTTATCCCAAGCATAGCATCCTGTTCCGAAACGGTCATCATATCCAGCTGGTAAGTTCTGACCAGCCGGACTCAGTGGCGGGTAGAAGTGGTGTTCATGCTTTTGTCGAAGAAATGAAACACAATGACGGAGAGAAACTCAAGACACGTTTGTTTCCTTCTCTTCGTGGATCTTCTGCTGAAATTCGTAAAAGCCCATATTATCAGGGATGGACCGGGGTTTCTGATACTGCCCGTGTGGATTTGAATGAGGACGACTGGTTTGAACGGTATGAAGATCAGAACAATCCTCAGCTTCTTTCCGAAATAGCCACAGTAGCTGTTCATGTGAATAAAGCGGTCTATAAAAGAATGGAACTTCTTACTGCCCAAAAGAATACCACCAACCCGGTCACGCTTGAAAAGATACGCCTGGAACTGAAGAAGTATGACAGACAGATATCCATGTGGACACCGCGTTTGGCTGATATGCGGCGCAACGCCACATTGTATATCCGGGCCAGTTCGTTTGTCAATAAGGACATATTGGGACCTAAGTTTTTTAAAACTCAGCTTGACACATTGGATATGGACGAATTTCTTACTGCTATATGTGCTGTCCGTCATAAGTCTGTGGTTAACAAGTTCTTTGCAAATTATGATAAAGAAAAGCATCAATTCTCTGACGGGTATATTTATGATTCTATCATGAAACTTGATCTGAAGGATCATTTTATCATCACTGCCCGTTATTTGAAATACTACGACAAGAGTGCTCCGCTGTATATAGGGTATGATCCCGGACATTTCTCAAGCTTGGTATGTGGGCAACCCAAGAAGTACGGGAAGGAATTCAGGCTGTTGAAAGAGTTCTTCTGTTTCTATCCGGATGAGCAGCCGGAGCTTGCTAGACAGGTTTATGAGTTTTTCGGGCGTGACTGTCGGAACAAACGTATTGTTTTATATCCGGACAGGGCCGGTAACAAACGCAGGGAGGAACTGGAGCAGATAACGACTGACAGCCGAGCATTGAAGAGGGAACTGGAAAGCTACGGGTTCGAAGTGCAGCTCATGAACGAAGGACAGGCCACAATCTATCATTGGCAGCAGTTCAAGCTGATGTTGCTTTTGTTTGGTGACAGAAGCAATGCTTTGCCTCACGTTTTTATTGACGAAAATGAATGCCCTAACCTTTGTAGTGCTATACCTCTTTCACCACGTAAGAGCACCAACGGACGTATAGAGCTGGACAAGAGCAGCGAGGTTAAGATACCGCTTCACCGTCAGGCTGGACTGACAACACAGATTCCTTCTGCATTCATTTATCTGATGTACGGTCTGTATGGGGATGCTGTTCTTAACGAATTGACCAGCATTCCTGATGATATTCCGGATAATTTCAGCTTATAATTAAAATTCGGCTTAAATAATAAGTTCAATTGATTTAATATAAGTGTCTGTTTGACATTTAAATAAGTATTATGTGAATCATGGATAAACGATTGACTTTTTGAAAAATTTTTGAACTTTTTTCAAGAGACGATTGACCCCACGCCGCGCTGATAAAACCGATTGCACAGCACAGGGGGTAGATGGGTGGAAATATGATTCTTCCCTTGAGATTTCGTCTTTTCTACTGTATCGGAAAACGAATAAATTCGTAGCATGGAAGAAGTAATAGATCATAACGTTACGATGTCGGGTGCACAGGCCATGCAATGGGCTAGGGAGATATCCAAGCTGCCCGATGGATGCTTTACCATAGCATTCTATCCATGCAGTCTGCAACGTCATGAGGCATCCACTAAGATCATAGTAAAGGACGGTTGCAAATGGCGCACCCAATTGCCTCATGAACGTTTCAGTGTGGACAGTGATAACTTCTTCCTGTTTACCGACAAGGACGGAGAACCCCGTATGTGTTACACTATATTGATACGCTATATGGGATTCCCGCAAGATGGATTTAAACTACATAAAATAGATTGGTTATCATGAGTCAACAAAGTAATATAGAGATGCAGGGATGCCTTGGCGTGTACGTTAATGACAGCAGTGTGATATCTTTCCAGCTGGGAGAAGGGAGTATGCAGGATGCCTTGCAGCGTAACCGAACTGTATCTGTTAATCCGGTGGCATTGGAAGGACAGGTGAGATGGCTTACGGTTAAAGGGTATAACATCGCTTCTCGTGGCTGGAACAATCTGAAATGCCAGGAAGTGGCGAGCGATATTAAGCATAACAGGCTGCTTCCAAGATTGATAACCAAACAGGTCAATATGCTGTATGGCTCCGGACCGGCTGTCTATAAGACGGAACTTATTGATAATAAAGTCAAGAGAACTTGGATTATGGAACCCAGTATACAGAGATGGCTGGAAAGCTGGGAGCAGAATGGAATGGAGCAGGGATACAGGGCGTTTGCAAAACAGAACATCAAAAACTATTATTATTTTCGCGATTTCTTTGTAAAGTGGCGGTTTTCAGCAGGAAAAGGGATTGTTCCAGGCGTGCTGCCGGTTGCTGGTTTGGAAGCCATGGAGAATAAGGATTGTCTTTTGGCCACCACCCGGATGGATGTGGCTTATGATATGGTTTATTATAAGGATTTCACGGCTATAGCTGTTGGTAAGTTTATCAATGGAATCAGTACCAGTTTGCGTATTTATCCTAAATTGCGTATGCAGGATGTACCGCGATACAGGTTCGCTGCTGTTTCCCATCATCGTGAGAAGTCCATTGATAATTTCTATGGAGAGAATGAGACACACGAGGGCACACAGCCTTATATCAAGGGTTCCAATGAAAATGCGGTATATATTAACAGCTTTCTTCGTAATTCTCTGGCTGCTAAAATACATATCATCATCCCTAATGCATGGGTGAATTCGAAGAGAACCCAGATTACCAATCTTTGCAACGAAAACAAGGAACGTGCTTCGAAACAGGAGAAACTATTGCTGTACAATGGGCTGGAGATTGGAACTGAGTTCAAGGAGTCTACCTTGATCCGCTATATAAAACAGGAACTGGATAATATATCCGATTACTTGTCCGGAGCCGATAACCAAGGAAAGGCTTACGCGACCTTTAGCTTTCGGAACGGAAGCAGCGGGGAAGAGGAGCGATGGAAGATAGAAACCGTCGATTTAAAATATAAAGAATACATTGATGCGATTATCAGCTATGATAAACGTGCTGATGAAGTATTGCTGTCAAGTGTCGGGCTGGATTCTTCCATCTCATCAGTCAGCAAGGACGGTGTAATTAGCAAGAGCGGAAGTGACGCTTATTACAACTATTTGATTTATCTGCTCCAATTGGCACCGGAAGATGAGATTGTATGTGAACCGTTCAATCAGGCTATCCGTATAAACTTCCCTGAATTGTACGAACAAGGTTATCGGATAGGCTTTTACCGGGAAATCCCATCACGTCAGGAAGATGTATCACCGTCTAACCGTCTTAATAATCAGCAGCCATGAATGTTTTAGAAGAATTGTTTATAGATGTGGCTCAGTTCCACCTTTATTCCCCTTATGCGGAGAGTAACATGAATTTCAAGGATCTTGCATCAAGTGCCATGAGTGCCATTAAGCAGGTTCAATCCGTCATATCTCCTGATATCTACAAGAAGATTGCAGCAGGAGAGGATAACGATGAAAAGGATGCATTAAGAAGTGCCGTGGCTAATCTGACATTGGCAAAACAGCTTATATTCAATGTACTGTCACTTCGTAAATCGGATGTGGATATCTACAAGAACGAGCAGGAGCAGATGCGCAGGGCCTATCGTGATAATTATTATAATGCAATGGATACGTTACTTCAACTACTTGATTCGGATGAGGAATGGAAGGAAACCAAGACTTATAAAGCTTTGGAAAATCTTAAGTTGAAGACTACTTATGAATTCGATGCATCTTATCCCATTGATAATTCATTCCTGTACTTTTTCAGGTGTGTTCCGATCCAGCAGGAGGCATTGGATGATTATGTATCAGGATATTATGAGCGTTTGCCGGAAAAGGATCAGACAAACCGTCGGAAATTGGACAGATGTCTTGCTAAAATAACAGTGGCATTGTCGTTACGAAGATTTGATATCCTTGAATTTCCGTCAACCATCCGTAATTTGTTTGAAGACTCAAAAGTTATGCGTTACGGTACCCAGGAGCAGGAGAGGATGTTGACTTTATCTGATGATCTGATGTCACAAGCCTTGGAAAGCCTTAAAAATATTGATTTGTCTTTATCCGGAAATACGGATGCTGATATTGTAACTGAAACATCTTTCAATCGTCCGGACGATAAAATTTATTTGATGCCATGAAAAAAGATATTGAATTTACCCTGAAAGGAAGCGTGTATTCCATTCCAAACAGTTGGGAAAGGTTGAACACTTATCAATTTAAAGAACTGGTTGCGGACCTGATTTCCATGTCCGCAGGTAAACTTTCTGCCGGTCTTGTGCGTGTGCGCCATATATGCAGGGTGATGGGCTGGGATATCAATAAGATAACCGATGCGGATGCCATGGGAAACATTGCTTGCCTGGCTGAGCAGGTCACCTTTCCTTTTCTGATCTGTTATCCGGATAATGATGCGGCACTGGCGGATCTTGACACCGATTCTTATGAGCTATGCAAGCGTGTTCCGCCGGAAAGACTGACGGGAATAACTATATCCCGCTATCTGTCACGGCTTGATTATAAGTTTGTGGTAGACTCCTGTTTTTGCAAACAATTTATAGGATCTGTCCATATTGACGGGCAGGATGAACCTTGTCTTGGTTATACCATTGATACAGGATTCTCTATGCTGACAACCTCATTGACGGCACAGCAGTTTATTGACGCGCGTGAGCTGGCGGATTGCCGGGATGATCAGCTTCCCCTGCTTGCTTCCATCCTGTATTCTTCACTACCTTATGAAAGTGACAAGGCGCATCAACGTGCCGTTCTTTTTTCAAAAATGGATATTAAAACATTGCAGGCCATCCGTTTCAATTTCAAAGGATTCATCAATTATTTGTTCAGTCGTACAGAATACAAGATTCTTACTAAAATCATACCGGGAAAGGAATCTGTGATAAGCACAGGGGCACAGGATGCTTTGTACGGCTTGAGTGCTGACGGATATGGAAATTTGCGTGAGATATCCCAGATGAGCGTCTTGCAATATCTTGGGATCCTGAGAAAGAAGATGATTGAATCCGTGCGTAGCCTTCATGCTTCCAAAATGGATGTTGCTGAGATCGCTAATACTACCCGGTTGCCAATTGATGTTATAAATGATATACTATGATTCTTGAGTATTTAAAATATTTTTCCCGGTTTCCTGCCCGTGACGGGGTTCTGGATATGTTTATTAACGGAAGTTCCGAACTTTATGAGTATGAGGAACTGAAAGGGTATATAGCCGGTATGTCCGAGCCTTTGGTTCCTGATATATCCAATTTTGTTTTCGGGCAACGTTTTGAGGATGTTAAAAAACGGGTGGATGCCCTGATAGGAACTTATCTGTTCTGTGATTTTGGAGAGATACAAAGCTCTCAGGACAATATAGGCTCCATAGAGGATACGCATAAGCGTGCGGTGACGGTTGCGGTCAAATTAGGGAATAAATCTGATATGGTAGAGGTTGCCATTCAGAGTGACCGAACGTTGAAACTATTGAATCAGGTACGTGCTTATATGATGTATGATTCCCGTTATATGTCATGGCTCAAACCTATATCGGATAATCAGACGATTGTGCCTTTTGTGTCACCTGAACTGTCATCAATAGGCTGGAGCATGAGCTTTGTCGCATCGGCTCCCGACTGGATGAATGTAAAAGAAATAATGAAACACATAACTTAAAACAGATATGAATACAAGTTCTAAAATCACATTTTCGGTATTCATTACCGAATTTTATAGTTTGATGTGGGATATGAGATGGTTGATGCTGCTGGCTTTGATCCTTATTTCTACAGATCTATGGTGGGGCATCAGCAAGTCCAAACGAAGGATGGAGGAAGTGCGTATAAGCCGGGCTATCCGGAGGACCCTTATAAAAATGGGGGATTACGTATGTATAATTCTATTGGGGGCGGTTTTGGGGAAAGCAATCGGTGAACCTTTGGGCATTCCTTATTCCACTATTTCCGTATGCTGTATGCTGATAGCCTGTTACTGTGAACTTGAAAGTGTGATCAGTAATTACTGCGAATGTAAAGGTCTGCATTACCATATCAGTCTTTGGAGCGTCTTTAAGGGACTGGTCGGCTTGAAAAGTAAAGAATTGAAGAATGTTATTAATGAAATAGAAAATGAAAGCAAACATGAAAATCTTAATTGACAATGGCCATGGAGCCAACACACAAGGCAAGCGTTCTCCGGACGGTCGTTTGATTGAGGCGTTATATACCCGTGAAATTGCCATCCGTGTGGAGCATGAATTGTGTAAGAGGGGGTATGAGACACTTCGGATTGTGCGTGAGGAAGTTGATGTGCCGCTATCGGAAAGATGCCGCCGAGTGAATGATATTTGTTCCGAATTTGGGAAGAGTAATGTTCTTTTGGTATCCATCCATTGCAACGCCGCCGGAAATGGGGCACAATGGATGCAGGCTCGTGGATGGGAGGCATGGACCAGTATAGGGCAGACAAAAGCGGACAGGCTTGCTGATTGTCTGTATGCTTCGGCTGACAGATTTCTTCCTGGAATGACGATTAGAAAAGATCTGGCTGATGGTGATCCGGACAAGGAGAGCGGATTCTATATTTTAAAACATACGGAATGTCCGGCTGTATTGACGGAAAACTTATTTCAAGACAATATGGAAGATGTGGCTTTCCTTTTGTCTGAAGAAGGGAAACAGGCTATAACATCCCTTCATGTCGAAGGGATAATTAAATTCATTGAACTATGAAGCTTATACCTTGGATCTTGATAGTCTTGTTAAGTGTCATGCTGATGCTTTCATGGTGTTCCCGCCCGGCTGATTATTCTGGGAAGCTTGCGCCGGATACATTATGGACGTTGGTTGTTGACACCATAAGGGATACCATCGTACCTCCGCCTGATGTAGAACATCATGTAAGAGTGGATACCGTTTTGTTGCCGGTATCCATGGAAGATCCTGATGTGGACATAGACTCTACGTTGCCTGACTCCATGCCGGTGATAATCCCGATAATGGAAAGGGAATACCGGACGGATGATTATCGCATTTTGATTAATGGTTATAATCCGGAACTTAAGTCAGTTGAATTGTATCGTCCTACAATGTTGGGAACTATTAAACAGAGAAACAAACGGTGGGGGATTGGTCTTTCTGCCGGATATGGTATCGGAAGTGGCGGCTTTTCTCCTGTGTTGGCTGTTACTATCAATTACAATCTGTTGCAGTGGTAACAAAAATCCCCGGCTTGCGGTCTTGCTCTTATTCTATTGACAGTCGAATTTGAAAACCTTTGGATGTGCCGGGGATAGATAAACAACAATGTTTTTAATAAATTGTTTCTAAATTTTACATTATTATGAGCAAGACCGCACGTTTTAATGAAATCCTTGAATCAGTCGCCTCTTTCACGGAAATACATCAGGAATTTATCCTGTCAGACAATCGGGCCGCCGAAGTGGTGGATGCCCGGTGCATTTTGGTAAAACTGCTATCCGAAGAAGGTTTCTACCCTTCCCAGATCAGCAAGTATATGGACCGTACAGAAGCTAGTATCCGGTATTTGCTTGCTTCCTATTCATCTCGGATATCTTCCAGTCTGTGGATGGAAAAGGATGTAGAAGTTATCCGCAAACATCTTGAAAATAAGTCGAAAATAATCGGTAAATAAGAAACAAATAACTGTAATTCAGTTGATTGTTATAGTCTGTACCTTTGTAATGTCAGGTTATAGCCTGGCCTAGTAACTTATTAAAACATAATATTATGACTATCAAAGGTATGAACGGTGAGAACTATAATGTCACCGGCCAGGGACAAGGTAATTACAATACCGTCGGAGCGTCAGCAGGTATCGCATCATTTTTAGGATTGAATGCGGGCAATATCCTGGGAGGCGGCTGTTATAACCGTAATATGGCGGCAGGTCCTGTGGAAGTGATTACTTCGGATGACAAACCTGTCAGCCGTTATGAAGCAGCCATGATGGACAAACTGGCTCAAAAGGATGGAGAGATCGCCTTGCTGAAAGCGAACACTTACACGGATCAGAAACTTGCTGATGTTTATGACCGATTGCTTAGCCGTATCAATGCGGATAAGAGTGAGCAGAATGCCATCAACATGAATCAGGCTGTGTACAATGGCACTAATACTGCCACTCTGGCTTGTATGAAACAGCAGATTGCTGATTTGGCTGCATTAAGTGAACTTGTTGTTCCACAACGTAAAGTGTGTGATACCGGTTGCTGCGGTTGTAACTAGTGAATCTCATTGAAAGGGCGGTTTCATTCCGTCCTTTCCTCTTTTTAAACTCAAACAATATATTACCATGTATACCAATTCGCAAATTTTATCAGCAGTGTTGAATAAATGGCTGCAACCTGTAGTGCAGCAATTCTCCGCACAAAAAATGGGATCGTTTCCTTTTGTGCAGATGATTGAGACCAAATTGAAATCAACAGGCTTCGTTAAACCCAGCTGGAGTCTTGCTGCGGAATTATCTCCGATAATGCAGAATGTCAGTGGAACTATCATAGAACCTATCATTAACCGCTATATCTCACAAGTGCCGGATGATGCATTGCCCGAAATGGCTCACAAAATAGTGGATGATGCTATTAAAAACGGAGGGTTGACACTGATGGATGGAAAGGTTGTTTTTGAAAAGGAAGACATGGAAGAACTGAAAACCTTGCTTGAATATAACCTGCCTTTGATTCCTAGAGAAGAATACATCGTCAAGACAGCGCCTGATAAGGAAGCTGACGGCAGCGATGAACCCCAACCGAAGTCGGACGGTATAAGTTCCGACACAGAATAATTCTTAATATATATCCATTATGATTCAATTGACTCCGATTGCAATCGCTGCTACCAGCCAGCAATATCTGACTAATGTAGTGGAGAATTTATGCCAGGCTTATTGCGCTGAAAATGGTGTACAGCCTACTGGTATAGTTAATTTTACTATTGCAGAACAGCAGACGGTGAATACCCAGACTGTTGTAACCATCAATGCAGCAGTGCTTGTTGCTTACACTCCTAAAGGATTATGCCGTTCTGTTACCAAACAATGGGTTGAGCAGTTTAAGGTAGCCTTTATCGGTGCGGCCGGTGCTGTTCCTACGATTACACTTACTCCTCTTGTTACTCAGGTTACTCCTGAGAATGTGAAGTGTTGTAACCGTGCGTTTGGTGTGAGCCTGGCTACTCCGTTGACCATTGCGGCCACCTTTCCGGCTACTCCCACAGCTTGATAGGATTATGACTCAAAAGTCAGTAAAACCTGTAAAAAAGAAAAGGGAGAAAAAAGTTTGAGTTTGCTCCCCGCTTTATTGTGGGGAGTTTACTTTAATATCCTATAATTATGAAGACTAAAGAAGAAATGATAGATCGCTACCATGAACTTTATGAAAAGATGGTGGCAAGTAAAGATCCGAAGAATATGAAGATATTCGGTGAAACTGAAAAGTATATGTTCAAGGCTGTCGCGGCAGCTCATCCTGATCTAGCCGAAAACTGGTTGTCGCATTTGGAGGCTGTTTGTTGGGACAATTATCTATCCGAACACGAGGCAATGAATATTAGCAAACGTATTGTCAACCAAGATGGAATGAAAGGATTCCATTGGTCTTATGATACTTTTGAGAAAACGGTTGAATCGCTTGGAGGAGTATGTGAAGACAAACCGCATTATAACAGTTATGCTTTATGGGTAACTGCCAATATGATTTATTCGGATCATGCCAGAAGCATTGCGGAAGACATGGGGCATAAATTGCCGGCAGATGTGCCTAATGAAAAGATGGTATTGTCATGCTATCGTAAGGCTGTGGAAAGTCTTAAGGATGTGGATTCCGGGTTTCATGTACGGCGGTATTTCAAGCACAAGATGTACGACGATTCAGTTATGTGACCTGGATAAAAAATTAGATAAAATAATCTCCATGATTGAAAAACTGGACGGTCTGAAAGGTTTCGGCTCCAATGTACTGGCAAATGTTGTAGGAGATATAATCATGGGTAGGTAACTGTAAGGTGTTTTAGAAATAAAGCACCTTTTATTTGTGTTATATAGAACAATGTTTTTTTTGATTGGTTTCAATGAATATTTAGTCTAATTTTAATACTAATTGAAAAGTAATTGTTAGCTTTGCAAAAAAAATATATGAAAATATTTTATGTTTTAAAAATATCACTAATATTATTGGGGCTTTCTATAAGTGTAGAAGCAATGTCTCAAAGTAGAAAGGAATTGAAAAATGAAAATTATTCCTTGAAAGTTGCATTACAAAAGAGTAATGATACTATTCAGCAAATGAAAAATAGTATTGATTTATTGAATCAGGAAATTGTTTCATTAAAAAATAAATTGTCTGTTTTAAATTCTAAACTGGTTTCAAATGAATTGAATACTAATGTAGAAGATAAAGCTAAATCTGATATTGAAAAAAAACGATGTAAGGCTTATACACTTAAAGGAACTCAATGTTCTAGGAACGCTCAACCTAATAGTGATTATTGTTGGCAGCATCAGTCTAAGTCTAATAGTTATAAAAATTCTTCTAATGGAAAATCTGATAAAACTATATACACAGGGCCACGGGGTGGGAAATATTATATTAATAGTAATGGAAAGAAAGTTTATTTAAGGAAAAAATAGCATGAGGAAAATTGTTTTTTTATTAATGTTGATGCTTAGTAATTTTGCATATTCTCAAAAAAATGAAATGCATCGTGTTTATTGTGAATTATTAGGTTCTTCAAAATTCTTGAGTACAAAAGTAACTGTTTCTATTGATTTTGGTCAAGATGGAAATATGTGGGAGTCTAAATTAGTAGATGAAAAAGGTAAAGCCATGACATTTAATTCTATGGTTGATGCTATGAATTATATGGGGCGTTTAGGATGGAAATTTGAACAGGCGTATGTTGTAACTGTTGGACAACAAAATGTTTATCATTGGCTTTTGAGTAAAGAAATATTGGAAAATGAAGCTATTAAAGATGGATTTGAAACACGCAGTGGATATAATGAAACATCAAAATAATAAATTAAGCGGAATTCTAAAAAGTTCCGCTTTTGTTTTGTCAATCCAAAAATAATATTCATCTTTGCAGTGCTCAACATTTGATACAGGCGAGAAGGCTCGCCAAAATATTTGCTGCGGGCATTTTTTATGTCCATGGCTATACATATAGTTCCGTCCCGTGTGGAGCGTTAATGCGCCCACAGCCTGTATCAGGTGTTGAGCAACGGGGAGCGGAACTTTTTTTGTTTCCTTCTGTATTAAATCAACATAATGTTTCATTTTAAATGCTCAACAAAAATGAAAAATCAAACAGTTACTTTGCCTGTATTAGAGGCAAAAAAATCCACGTTCAGTGTGTGGTGCGAAAAGGAGAACCAACTGTTCTCATGTGTTCTTGAATCTGTAGTTACTAACCGTCAGGTGTGCCTTATGGCTCATGCTTCATTAGCTTTCTCGGTATTGGTATGTGCAGCATTCGTGTCGGCTGTTTCTGCCTTGCTATGCCTAACTTGGTTTGTTGTGTCGTTACATCTTTGCAAGAAAGGAGGTCTGCGATGAAAATAAATGGTCTTAAACTTACAGATGAAGCTTTAGATAGTCTTCGTATTCTACAGGAAGATAATAATAGTACTATCAATGGCATTCAGGAAGGTATTTATGAAATAGAAGAACTGGTTCTGAATCCGGAAGCAGATGCTTCTTATGGGGACCGATTAGTCATGATGCAGACGCTTAGAGATATTCGCCATCTTTTTGATCTTATAAAAGTTTTACCTGGACATAAATATTGAGTATTCTTCCTTAAGCGGAATTCTAAAAAGTTCCGCTTTTGTTTTGCTAATCCAAAAATAATATTCACCTTTGCAGTGATCTCCATATTGAACAGGCGGATAGTTCCGCTGACATTACCGTTGGCATTTTTTGTGTCCATGGCTTATCATATAGTTCCGTCCCGTGTGGAGCGTTAATGCGCCCACTGCCTGTTCAAGGTGGAGATCAACGGGGAGCGGAACTTTTTATTTTCTCTCCGTATATAAAGTTTTGTTTTATTTTAAATGATCTCCAAAAAAATGAAAACGACTGTATTTATTGAAAGAGCAAAGTTTGATTCTTTGCAAAAAAATCCGCATTTTTTATTGAAATGCATTGATGTTCATTATGTTATTATTTTTTTAGGTAAAAAAGGAAAATTCTTTAGAACATTTTCACGTTTGGTATTGTTCATACTACGTGCCACATTGCTTCGTTTCGTTCCCTGCATTAAGCACAATTGCCTGTCCTATATGTTTCACCATATTTGTTTTATCTTTGCTGCATATAGCAAGACAATACAAGCAGTGCACCGTTGAAAAGCTTGCTTATAGCTAATATTATGATATTGTAATTTAATGATTTAAAAGAAATGAATATTAATGGAATTATTCTAAGCGACGAAAGTCTTAATGTGTTGCGTCGTATGCAGGAAGACGGTAATAGCGAAATTGATAATGTTCTTGAAGGACTTGATTGTATAGCTGAACTGATTGAGAATCCGGAAGCGGATGCCAGTGATGGTGATCGTCTAGTCATGTTGCAGCAGCTTCGCGGTGTGCGCAAGATTTTGAAAGATCTCAAAGCATCTTCTTTTGATGAGTCAGAATAATGAAACTAAAATAGACAGTTACATCACTGCCTTGATGACTGTCTATTCTCCCGCAACCAATGAGTCCGATGCGACTCATTGGTTTTCTACTGAGGATGTGTATGAAGCCATAAAGAAGATTGATCCGGGAACATCCGTCAGCTTGGAGGATGTCTACAATTCGCTTCTTATGGGAGGGTTCCGTTTCCAGCCACGTCCCGGAACATTGGGATGTGAGTTCCGATGGATGTTTAAACAGAAATAATTATAGATAAAATACGATATTTCTTTTAGTCTAATTCTTATATTATCAATCCTTTTTGTACATTTGCAATGTGTTCAGAATATGAACGCTGCGTAATAAGTTTAGTTACATGGGAAATTGGAGCGAACAACAAGAGGCAAAGAAAGAAGTTAAGGAGAAAGACAAAGTGAGGCGTGAAACGCTTGGAAAGTTCTTCTTTGATTTGGCAAAATTGGCTTTTGCTGGTCTTTTCGTTAGTTGGATTACACCTTTATCTGCTAATGTAAACAATAGTGTTGCATGGTCTGTCTTAGTTGGAGGTGTAATGTTTACTGTTGTATTTGCTATGATTGGAAATAAAATTTTAAAATAGGAGGTTTTATGGATATGCTTGCTATGACCTATATCATAGGAACTGTTATTGGGATAGCCTTTCTTATATGGCTATATACAAAGTCTGGGAAAAAATGGCTGAAGAGTTTGTAATTCGTCCATTGAGGTAATTTATGGAAGGTTTATTGATTGTGCTTGGTGGTTCTGGAATGTTAGCCTTTTTCTTTGCTATATGGTTAAATACCCGGAAAGGCAAAAAATGGCTTGCAAATCTATAGTTTACTTTTCATTGGAAATATGAGGTCTTATGGAAGTATTAGCTATATTATTCTTTATAACAACAGTTATTAGCGGAGGCATATTATTATGGCTCTATACGAAATCTGGTAAAAAATGGCTTGCTAATTTATAAGCTTATTTTATAACTAATATGGGCGAAGGCGGTATAAAATCTGTCCTTCGCCTTTTTCTTTCCTATAATTACTTTAGCTTCATAAAATTTGAAGCTATGGTAACAGACCAACTTATCAAAAAAACATTCATTCACAATGTTGTATCTGTCGGTTTTCAAAAGATACGGCAGATACAACAGGAAGTCATATCGGAGAATTTGAATGTTGTATCCGGCAATCTGCTCCGATCAATTCAAAAAGAGCCAGTAGGAATAATAGAAACTGAACATCAGGTATATTATATGAGCGTTCTTCCTTATATGCGTTTCCTTGATATTTATTTTCGGGAAAACATTATTCTTCGTAGAAATTTATCCATTTATAACCGCGTGGTTTGGGGAGTTATCTACGGTGAAGTACTTCCTAATCTTCGCTATGGCTTTACTCAAGACATACGTAAGTATATCACCCGGCAACTTCAAGAAGGTTCGGATATTGATCAATTAGATTTTCAATCATATATAGACTACTGAATTATGGCTAAGAAACTTAATGAAGACGAAATCAAGTGGATTTTATCTGTGGAATCGTCAAAGGCACAGCAGGAAATTCGCAAACTCACTAAAGTTAATAGGGAGTTGAACAAAACAAACAAAGAACGTCGTGAATTAATGCGTGAGTTAGAGGCTCAAGGAAAAAAGGAATCAGATGAGTATCAGCGTCTTGACGAAGAAATAAAAAAAAGCAATAAAACTATATCAACAAATAACAAATTGATTGGTGAATTGGAGAAGAAGCTGGATGTTACAGGGCTTACTATGGTCCAACTCCGAAAGAAAGCTAAAGACCTTCGCCAACAGTTGGATCAGACAGTAAAATCAACTCATCCGGAAGAATATGCCGAACTTGAAGCGGAGCTTGCCAAAGTAAATAATCGGATGGAGGAACTTAGGGGTACTGGGAAATATGCCCAGCAACAGCTGACTGCATTTGATAAAACAATGAATATGGCCAAAACGGCTGCTAAAGGTTTTATAGCTGTGCAACTTGTCAGATACTTGAAAGATGTCGGAATGAAATCCTATGAAACTCGTAAAGAATATGCCCGCTTTGAAGCGACTCTTCGTAATGCTACCGGCTCTTCAGAAGAAGCGGCAAAGGCAATGAAGATGTTGCAGCAGCTTGCTAAAGATACGCCGGCCAGTGTGTCAGAATGGACTGAATCATATATTAAATTAGTTAACCGTGGAATTAAACCGACTACCGATGAACTGACAGCAATGGGAGATATCGCAATGTCCCAAGGCAAGGACATAGACCAGTTTATTGAAGCATTGCTTGATGCCATGACGGGTGAGAATGAACGTTTGAAGGAATTTGGTATCACCGCTTCGAAGAATGGAAAAACTACTGCATATACGTTCAGGGGTGTAACTACTGAGGTGCAGAATACGGATATGGCAATTAAGAACTATATTCTGTCCTTGGGCAAATTACAGGGTGTACAAGGATCTATGGCTACCCAGATGAATGAGCTGGCTGGCTTGGAATCAAATTTAGGGGACCAGATGGATTCTATCTATAATAAGATAGGTAAGAAACTTGAACCGGCTATTAAATCCTTCATGGGGACATTGGGTAAGATAATGGGTACTATTTCAGGCTATTTAGATTCAACCAATGAAAAATTTGAAGATCAAATAGGAAAGGTTATTTCATTACAGACTAAACTTGGTCCTTTGCTTAGTCGGTATGATGAGCTTAAAATAAAAACCAATTTGAGTGCTGCTGAGCAATCAGAACTTAATAGTCTTATAAAGGAAATTGCGAGAATAGTACCTTCTGCTGTTTCTGAATGGAATGATTATGGAGAGGCTATATCTGTAAATACTGAGAAAGCAAAAGAGTTTATTGAAACAGAAAAAAAACGTTTGGCTTATATCAATAGAGGACAGATTGAAGAAACACAAAGCAATATTGAATCTTATAAAAAGACTGTTGATATTTATACTAAATTATTGAAAGAAGGAGGAAAATGGAAAACAGATCGTAAAACCGGAGATATGTTTTTTGTTCAATTTTCCAACGAAGAATTGCAGGATTTTAAAAAGAAGCTGGACGAAGCACAACAGTTATTGGAAGGATCTTATGAACAAATGAAGGTGCTTACAGGGCAAACCATTGAAGAGCAGATAAACAGCCGTATTGAAAGAAATAAAAAAATGGAGGAAGCTCAAAGCAAATTTAATAAAATGAATAAATCCATGCTTGCAGCTTGGATCGCAGATGAGAAGAATGCAACTAATGAGTATTTGAGTCTTGCTAAGGAAATTTATAAAAATCGTTTCCCTGATATTCCTGTAGATCCTAAGGAAATAGAGAAAGCAGCCAGAGAGGCTAAGCAAGCTGCGGAAAAGGAAAAGAAAGCCATACTAGACACTGAAAAAGATGTCTTTGAGAGTATGAGAAGTATGCGCGAAGAAGAACTTATTGCACAGGAAAAGTGGTATAATGATCAGAAATTTGCCTTAAATATATCTTTGCAAGAGAAGAATATATCACAAGAACAGTATAGTATTATGATGCTTGCGCTTGATAAGGCCAATAGTACAGCTCGGTTGAATATTGAAAAAGCATATTATGAGGATTCACAATCTTTACTTGTTACCAATATAAAATTAAAAGAAGATTTTATTAGAGAGTCTAATAAACGTATTGTTGAAGCAGAAAAGAAAAATAATGAAGATTTAATCAATGAACAACAAAAAATAAATGACATTGTAAGAGAATTTAAACAAGATTTTAATCTTATAACTCCTAAGGATGCTTATCAAATGGAAATAGATGCTTTAAATGCATCGTATAATGCTCGTAAAGATTTGCTAATAAGTAATGGTAAAGATTTACTCGAATTGGAAGAATCGTTTGAGAAAGCAAAATTAGAAATGGCAGTAAATTATGAAAAAGCAAGACAGCAGGCTTTGGATAAATATGGGTTAGTAAGTCTAAAGGAAAAATACAAGCTAGAATTAAATGAATTTGCTATTGCTATAACAGAATGGGAACTTAGTACAGAAGAAATAATTGCAGGATTTCTTAAAATTAAGACTGACTATATTAATAAATTGGTAAATACATGGACTGATATTTTTTCTAATGCTTTTCAATCATTACAAGACGCTGAAATAAATAATATAGAAACAAAGTATAATAAAGAAATTGATGCTGCTAAAGGGAATGCTGATGAAGTAGAACGTTTGGAGAATGAAAAAGAACAAAAGAAATTAAATGTTCAAAAGAAATATGCGGATATTAATTTTGCAATAAAAGTATCACAGATTATAGCTGATACTGCTGTTTCTGTAATGAAAGCTTATGCAGATTTAGGCCCTATTGCTGGTGCTATTGCTGCTGCGGTAGTTTCTGCTACTGGTGCTATACAAATAGCAGCAGCTAATGCAGAACGTAATAAGGTTAAAAGTATGACTGTCTCAGGTTCGTCTATTGGCGTTTCTTCTGGAACTTATACTCGTGTTCCCGGTAAACAGTCTGGAGGATATATAGATGTCACTCGTGCCCAGGACGGAAAAGAGTTTAAGGCAGTCTATGATCCTAAACGTCGTGGATTTATAGACAAGCCTACTGTCATAGTAGGAGAAGGTCCTGCCGGATCATCTAAGGAATGGGTAGCCAGCAATGAGGCGGTGAAGAATCCTACCATTGCACCCATATTGTCCATTCTTGATCAGGCACAACAGGCTGGAACCATCCGTACTTTGGATTTGAATAAATATCTTCAGGCACAAGCTATAGGTAGACAGTCTGGAGGAGGAATTCAATCCGCTACTGTACCTTCTCCCACTGTTCAGCCGGATCTCGGATTAAGCCGTTCTATAAAAGAACTTAATGACACTCTTCTGCTATTGAAAAAGGATGGCTTGCCTGCCTATACTCTTCTTGATGATTTTGATAAAGCTAGGAAACTACAAGAACGATCACGCAAAATAGGAAGTAAACGATGAAAATAACTAATGTCAATAAGGGAAGGGCATATCATTTGTCCTCAGATACCCAATTACAGGTAGAGCGCCCCAATTTGTTTTTTAATGAATATGGTGAACAAACCAATCCGGTGAGTCTCCCAGATACCGATGCTAATCGGGAAATTTTGGATTATCCGGATATTATGGCCAGAAAGCAGAAGCCGTCTGCTTCTATTGTTGCCACTATTGAAGATGACGGATATTTTATGGCCTGTCGACAGGCTGTATTGTCCGCTAAAAGAAAAGAAAGTATAGAAACTTCGTTTTATATGAATGAAGGTTCTTTCTTGTCGAAAATATCGGAAACTTCTCTATCTGAAGTGTTCGGAACAGAAATCATACCGGGGCTGTCTACTGTTGAACAATGTATAGATTTTTGTCGGTCATTGATTGGTGGAAACAATCCGGAATATGCTATATTCCCTGTGCTCATTGAATCTGACCGCACTTCTTCCAGCGGATCTCCCAAATTTGATTATATCAATCGTTATGGATTCATGGTGGATGGCACGTTTTATGACAGTCTTAATACACCTCTTACTGGTACACCGGATTTTTATAATGCCGTTCCGCGTACTGTGACGGACGGAGATACAGTTGTAAATCTTGCTGCCGGGTACTATATGTCCCCTTTTATCCGTGGAAATTATTTGCTCAAGCGCATATTGTCGTATTTCGGCTATACATTGAAAGATAACTTCTTCACTCGTACAACTCCCTTTCCCGATATGGTATTTATAAATAATTGTGCTGATACGCTGATATCAGGAAGCATCCGGATAACTGATTTGTTGCCGGATTGCTCCTGTAATACTATTTTGGATGTATATCGGAAGAAGTTTTGTTGTGAGTTTATTCCTGATGAAGTGGAACATACAATAGATATCATACTTCTTAATGAAATTCTTGATTTGCCATCACAGGTTGATTTGGATGCATATTTAGTTTCCCGGATTAATGTCGAATATCCAGAATCATACAAGCAGCTGATATTGTCTTCTGAAGAACAGATTTCAAGTCCTCAAGAAGTGGAAACCTTTGATTCAATAACAGATCTTTATGGGAAATATAAACAATTACATATTGATCCTTTGGATGGTGCGTTTTATCGTCAAGGATATTATTTTTGGGTATTGTTTGGTGATCTGACCGTACTGCGGATTAATGACAAGGTTGCCGAGTCGTATATGAAATATTGTGCAGGTGGCGATCTTGAGACACATGAGATATCTGTTCCCGATTGCCAGCCTGTAATGCTTCATAATAATTTGAATGATGCGGAAGATGTGTTTCCATATATTGGTGCAGCTAATTTTCTTAATTCAAAACTTATGGCTGATAATACAGCGGAAGAGGAACCTTCATCTGATGCCAGTACAACTACTGATGTGAAACTCAATCCTATGCTTGCTTTTGCTTATACTGATCATGGGTATCCTCGTGGTACAATTTCTAATTACACTAGAAATTTATCATCAGACTCTTCAGATCCGTATATCCGTTTGTGGAATTATACATTGACTTATAATGGCAATGATGGAATCTTTGAAAAGTTTTATAGAAGACTTGATGATATCTATCGGAATTCCATGCATTCAGTTACTGCCGATCTTCTTCTTCCTGTCAATTTGAAACAGTCTCTTTCTCCCTATCTTCCTGTCAGCTTGAATGGAGAGAAACTTCTTCTAAATATATTGAAATATAATTTAGGAGGTGGCTTGCAGCCTCTTGAAACAAGTTTCTATACTTATCGTTTGTATGAGCCGGTCAGCTCGGCAAAATCGTTTTCTGATTATAACACTTCTACAGGGTATATGTGGGAAGTGAAACAGTTAAAAACAACTTTGACGGAAGAACAATATAACAATTCTCCTTATAAGGATAAACAATTCGTTTCTGCTTTTCTTCCTCCTGCGACAAAAGAAGATGCGGAATCCGGTAAACGTTATTTTGTCCAGCATACAGCTCTTTCATATCAGTTTGGAGATTATATGTATTATAACGAATTTGAAGTGTGGTTTGTGGCTGTGAAAACGCCGGATGCATAA